ATTCATTGGTTCTCGATTGTTAAAAATGTTATACGAAAATGGTTATACCAATTTGAGAGCAACTACCTTTAGTAGAGATTTAAGACATGATTTCGAGGGATGGGAAAACGTAGAACATTTTGAAGGTGATTTACAAACACGATTTTTTTGTGAAAATGTTACAAAAGATGTGGATGTAATTTTTCATTGTGCAGCAAATACATCAAACGCTTTGGATACAAAAGTCAATCCATTGTTACATGTTACAGCAAACGTTGAAATGAATGTAAACTTAATGGAGCAAGCTTGGAAAAACAAAGTTCGTAAATTTATGTACATTTCATCTAATACGGTATATCCAAACATTGGAAGTGAATATTGTACGGAATCTATTGAAGTACAAACTCCAAACATTTACCCTGCATATAAAGCAGTTGGTAATATGAAACGTTATGGTGAAACTCTTTGTGATTTTTTATCAAACCACATTCATAATCCAATGCAATGTGTAATCATTAGACCTTCGAACGCATTTGGTCCAAATGATAAATACGATTTTGAAAAATGTCACGTTACTCCTGCAAACATTAGAAAAGTAGCAGATGGTTTAAATCCAATACCGGTGTGGGGTGATGGTACGGAAGTAAGAGATGTGATTCACGTTGATGATATGGTTAGTGGATTTATATGTGTTGCAGAAAATGTAAATTCATATGATATTTACAATGTATGTTATGGAAGTGGATACACTGTTAATGAAGTTTTAAATACTATTAAAGAGATTGAAAACAACGATAACCCAATTGATTATGTAAGTAATAAAGCTCCAATGATTCCAGTCAGATTACTATCTAATAGGAAATTGAAGCAATTGGGATGGAAGCCTAAATACGATTTAAGAAGTGGATTAGAGGATGCATTGAAGTGGTATAAAGAACACAAAAATGAATTCAATCCAAATTCCAAACCATAATGGATAATAAGGAAGAGATACTTAAAAAATACGTTTGTGAGATGCCATTTATGTACAGCGATGTACAATGGACATCTCAATTCGTATGCTGTCCTTCTTGGGCACCGCAAAGTATCAGAGTAGATGCTAATGGAAATGAAAGTTGGTTTCCCGTAAATGAAACCGATGATGTAATGAGAAATTGGACATCCATACCCGCTCAAAATATTCGTAAATCGGTTTTAGATGGTAGTTACAAATATTGTGACCACAAAATATGTCCTAGATTAAATGAATTAATAAATACTGGCAGAAAGCCATATCTTTTTAGAGAAATAGATGAGTTTAGAGAAGTTTATAACATCCATACAATAGAAGATATTATAAATTATAAAACACCACCTGAAGAAATACTTTTTGGATTTGATAGAAGTTGTAATTTAAAATGCCCATCGTGTAGGGTTAACCTAATACCAAATGATGATTTAGAATCACCACAACACAAAGCAAAATTACATTTATTAAAATCAATTGAAGATAATTTTGCAATCAATTTAAAAAGAATAATGGTAACCGGTAGTGGAGACCCATTCTACTCAAAAATTTACAGAGATTATCTAATAAACTTTGATAAAACAAAATATCCTAATTTAGAACAATTGCAGATAATTACAAATGGTAATTTATTGGATGAAAAACTATGGAATCAGATGAAAGCTACTCCATATATTAAAACAATTGAAATTAGTATAGATGCGGCTAGTAAGGATACATACGAAAATAAAACAAGATTAAATGGTAATTGGGATAGATTGATAAAAAACTTAAAGTTTTTAGCAACGCAAGACCATATAATAGAAGAATTTGTTTGCTCAATGGTAGTTAGTAAACAAAACTACACAGAAATGCAAATGTTTTATGAACTAATAACTGATATATTTAAAAATTCAAATTTTAAATGGGGTATATCCATAAATTATAGACAAATCGTAGATTGGGGAACATATTCCGCAGATACATTAAAAGAACTGCAAGTATTTAACGAAGAGCATGAACTATTTAACGAATTTTTACAAGAACTGAATAAGATACATAATTTAAAATATGTAAATCATAATTTTCATCACTTAATTAATTAATATGAGTACACCACAATATTCTCCATATAAAGATGCGTTAACAAATGCAATGACCAAATTATCTAAATTAGATGATTCAATTTTTATTGGACAGCAGATTGTTTATGCAGGAAATCCAATGAGTACAACATTGGGTGAAGTTCCAAAAGAAAAAATGATTGAAGTACCCGTTATGGAAGAAACTCAAATGGGTATGAGTTTGGGATTGGCAATGGCGGGTAAACGAGTTATTACATTCTATCCTCGTTGGGATTTTATTGTATCAGCATCTAATCAGTTAATAAATCATTTGGATAAATTTGAAATAATGACTGGTAAAAAATTAAATGTAATTATCAGATTAGGTAAAGGTAGTGATAAACCATTAGACCCAGGCCATCAACATAAAGGTAATTACATTGAAGAATTTAAATCACTTTGTAAAAATATACAATTTCACGATTTAACTACTCCATTTGATATTTATAATTCATACGAATATGCTATGGGAGAAGGTGGGATACATTGTTTAGTTGAATACCCAGAACTTTATTATCAAAATTAATATTATGAAAAAATTACTTAAAAAAATTCCAATTATTTCTTTTTTTATAAAAAAATATGAAGAAAGAGAATCTAAAAAGAGGATTCAAAAAAAGTTAGAAGAACTTAAAAAAAGAGACCCATTCATCTATAAATCATTTTAATTATGAAGAAGTTATGCTTCGTTCATTATAGAAAAGATTCCGAAAGAAAATATTACTTTAGAGATGCAGAACCAAAATCGGATTTTAACGAATTAATTGGTTCTTTTTCTTTATTTACTGTATTTGATTTAATTAAATTGGATGCAATTGATTCGGATACATCTTTATTTATATCGATTCAATCTATTGATTTTTCAATTCCTTTATTTTGGGAAACATTATCAGCTAAATTAAAATCAATTAGAGCTAAAAATATATTTTACGATTTAGCTACATACGATAATCAGGAGATATCCGAATCTGATATGGATTCTCTTACAAATTTAGTAGATGTTGATAGTTTTATAATAACTAAAAATATAATTTCAAAAAGAGATAACCATCTTTGGTTTGAAGAATTATTTTTTCATTATGTGAAGCCTGATAGTTTAATACCATTAAATATATTAGCATTTAAAAGAGTAGAAGATACTACATATCGAATATTGAGAAAACACAAAGGAATGTTTTATGCCGGACATAATAGAATTCATAAATTAGAATTTTTAAATCATCTACATAAAAACGAATATCTAAAAGATTTCATATGGTCAGCAACGGGACCAGATTATGAGCCCGATTTATTTAACGAATTCGTTCCTATGAAATTTCAAAATCATTATAAAACGTTAGATGTAGTTAAATTGTTACCACACTTAAATGATTATGAAAACTATGAAGATTATAGAGATAGAGCGAATGCATATAATTTTGTATCTTATTTAGATTCATATTTTGATGTAGCAGCTGAGACGAGGTTTTATCATATTCAACGTTCGCCAGGAGCTACCGATACTCAATTAACTTGGAATAATATTTCTGAAAAAATAATGAAACCAACGTTAATGGGTCATCCATTTATTTTATTATCAAAACCAAACACAATATCTACATTGGAATCTATGGGATTGAAATATAATTTTGATTTTTGGAAATATGAATACGATTCAATATCAGATGATAATGAGAGAATGTCTGCAATATTAACATTTACAGATGGTGTGATGAAAATGACCAAAAAAGAATTAAGACAATTTAAAATTGAATACAATCACTATACTGCTGGAAATTTTAATCAAATGGTTAAAGAAATATATCCACAAAGTATTTTAAATATTTACAATAAAGCATAATGAAACATATTGTAGCAAGCGGCTGTTCATTTACTAGACAAGAACGAAGAATAAATTTAGAAGGAAACGATACCGATTTTTTATCCGATTGGATAGAAATGTGGAGATGGCCGCATTGGATTAAAGAGCAATATAATGCTGAAGTTTACAATATGGGCAGTGCTACTCACGATAATTGGACAATAGCAAGAACTACCATCTATAAGATAGAAAAATTAATAGAAAGCGGGGTAAGTATAAAAGATATAGTTGCAATAATTCAATGGTCTGCTTGGACTAGAGAATCATTTTTTATTTCACCATCTAAAATGAAAGATTTAGATATTGTTATAGAAAATAAAACACAACATTCACATGCACACATAACCGATTGGATTGATACCAAAAACTATAATGGGGAGTATGGATATTGGATGTTAACCGGTGGGTTTAATTTAGACCACATTGAAAATAAAGTAAAGAAATTTCTACCATCGTATTTTGAATATGTAAAATCGGTAGAACAATCTTTTATTAATCACTTGGAAGCAAAGTTATATTTGGAAAACTATTTAGCAAATAAAGGAATAGATTGGTTTTCATTTGATATACAAAATCAATTTTCAAAAGATTATACAGTAACGGCTGGTTATGGATTTCCAAATTACAGAGAAACAAATGATGATATTTTTTCAGAAGCAATATTGGATAGAAATTATATACCAAATACTTGGGAAAATGATTTAAGTTATGATTATTCGGATAACCCATACATAAAATATCTAATATCATTAGTTAACACTAATCATTGGTTTTATGAAGAAACTAACTTAACAAAATTTGGCGGACAAATCGAATGGGCTATTAGAAATTTTAATACAAATAATGAATTTAATTTAATACCAACCGATGATAGAGGAAAATATATGAGTAATCTCTTATTTATGGAACATTGTGATTCAAAAGAATCATTGGATGATATTAAAAAGTATATGGATGAACAATGGTATTTAGGACATGTATCATCGTATATGAATAAAAGATTTGTAAATGAGGTTATAAAACCATTTTTAAATAAAAATAATATAAATACAAAATTAATATAATATGAGATTGGTTTTCGGATATGATGTAATGACTTATAATGGAGAGCAACCAAATTGTTTAAATCCAAAGTTTTTACCAACAATACATAAAGCATCAGATTTTAAATTTGACCAATCCGATGCATATTTTAGACAAAGATGGCAATCCGATTGGCCGGTTTACAATAGTAATTATCTATGGGAATTTATAGAAAGAAAATCCGTATATGAAATAATTTGGGATAGAGAAAAGAAAGGAGAAGGATATGAGTGGTTTTATGTAATAGAACCATTTGGTAATATAGAGCAATTTTTTGGAGAATATAGCGATGTCCATTATCAGTTTGCATTGGAATTTATGTCTCAAAAAGCAATTGATGAAATTAAAAATTGGAATGGTAACGTTTTGATAAACTATATTATAGATGGCGGATTGGGTATAACTAAAAAGAACTTTCAAAAAATATTTGATTTCTTTAAAAAGCACGAAATACCCGAAGAAAAGATATTCTTAGTATTTCAGGATTTTAAATTAAAAAATAATATTAAAAAATTAGGATATAACTATAATGTGTTAGATTACAATCAAGCTCTAATAGCTAAATCGCAAGAATTTTTCAATACATTAAATAATCCGAATTTTTCATATTGGGGAGAGGAAAATCACGAACCACAGGTTGGTAGAATTCAACCACGCAAAAACACTGTTGTAACTTATGATGAATTTGAAAAATCAATAGGTTCTGAAAAGAAAGATTTTTTATTTCTATGTAGGCATTGGAAAGAGCATAGAATATCTATTTTATATAATTTATATAAATTGGGATTGGATAAAAGTTTAGTCAGTTGGGATAATAAATTTTATAATGAAAACTTTATAAGAAATCATATAAATAGATGGAATGATGAGGAATTTATTTCTTTAATAAGAAACGAATCAAAGCATTTGGATATTGATGACTTAACTAAAATAGCAGGATATGGATTCGAAGATAAAAATATTTATTTGAATTCATATTTGAGTATTGTTACCGAATCTATATTTTTTCAAATTAGAGAAAATATTAACAATGAACCGGAATCGGAATTCCCAACGGGATATTTGAGTGAAAAAATATGGAAACCAATTGGGCATTGTCAACCATTTATATTGGTAGGGCCTGCAAAATCTTTGGAATATATAAAATCATTAGGATTTAAAACATTTTCACCATTTATAGATGAAAGTTATGATAATTATATCGATGATGATAAAAGACTTCATTTAATTTCTGAAGAAATAATTAGATTTGCAGAAAAAACTAAAGAAGAAAAGGATGAGTTTTTAAATAATGTTAAAGAAATTTGTGAGCATAATCAACGTTTATTCTTAGATTTTTCAGTAAATCACAAAAGAATACAGGGTAACATAGTAAGTTTTTTGTTAAAAAATACTAATAACATCATTTAAGAATATTTATATACAAATAATAGGATAGTGGATAAACCAGTAGTTAACAAAACCATAGTAATATATTCGGGCAGATTTCAACCTTTCCACAAAGGACACTATGCCGCTTATCAAAAATTGGTATCCAAATTTGGAGCTGCAAATGTTTACATTGGTACATCCGATAAAACCGATGGTGGTAAATCTCCATTTAATTTTAAAGAAAAGGTTGTTATAATGGGTAAAATGTTTGGTATTCCGCCAAGCAAAATTGTACAAGTATCAAATCCATATGCTCCTAAAGAAATACTTTCTAAGTATGATGGTAAAACTACCGCATACATAGCAGCTGTTGGTGAAAAGGATGCAACTCGCTTAGCCGGTAAGTATTTTAAACCATATAAGGGTAAGACTGGATATGGTTATGAGGAAATCGGTTATACTTATATTATACCACCCGAAGCAACTCCAATTAGTGGAACGGATGTAAGAAAATGGTTAAGTTCGGATAATGCTGAAAAATTATTTTTAAAAGCATATCCAAAATTCGATAAAGAAATTTATAAAATGATAACTAAAAAATTAGTAAAAGAGGAATTTATAAAAGGTTATCCATCCAAAGAGGATGTTAAGAAGATACAAAAGAAAAATGATGATATCCGTTCAGTAGCAACTACTGATGATTCTTATGTATATGACCCAATCGCTGAACAAATAGCAAAAATAGTATTAGAAGCAGATAATTTTATAGATGAATATTTCTTAGAAGAAGCACCGAATCCGGTAATGGATAAGGAAATATCATACACTGCATCAGATGGTCAGAAAAAGAAAATCACTGTAAGAGGTGCATTGAGATTACCAAAAGACCACGAAGCACATATTCAAGCTTCCAAATTAGTTGGACCGGATGATGCGCCTGTAAATGAACCTAAGAAGAAGGAAGTACCAAACCAACCAGGTCAACCCGTTAAAAAGGGTGATACCGCACAGGGTAAAGTTGATGATAAACCAAAAGGAGATGGTGGAGAAGCGGGGAAAGAGCAAGGTCCACCGCCTGAACAAAAATTAAAAGGAGCGGAATTGAAATCTTCAGCAGAAGATAGAATAGCTAAGGAAAGAAAAGCCGAAGAAGTTAAAGCTGCATTGGATAATGAGATTAAATCATTAAATAAAGAAGAGCAAGATTTCATAGATAAAGGTGAACATAAGCAGGGTTCTAAATTTATGAACTCATTGAAAGATGGTATAAAGAAAGTAGCCGATACCAAAGTTGTTAAAGCAATTGGACATGTTTTACAACATAAAGGAGAAATGATAAAAGGTGCTTGGGATGGACATAAAGCATTAGCAAGTGGGCAAAAGCTTGGTTCTACTAAGAACAAAGAAACCGGCGAATGGGAGTACTCCGATGAAAAAAGAAAGGAGCAAGTAAGCCATATGAAGCATTTCTATAAAGATTTAGGTCTTTTAGTTGCTAGTGTTGCATTGGGAAGTGGTTTAGCTGCTGGAGCAAAAGCATTGGCGGCAGGTAGTGGATTAGGAGGAGCCGCATCCGCAACTGCTAGTGGAGCAGTTGGGGCATTTACCCACGGTGCCGGTGGATTTGCCGCACACTTAGGTAAAGATGCTATTAAACACGTTGCATTAGAATCGATGGGATTGGGTGGTACTCAAGCCGCAGTTGGTGGAGCAGGATTAGCCGGCGCAACTATGGGATTATTGGAAATACGTTCTCTAATTACTGAAGAAGAGGAAATGAATTCTGAAAAATATATTCAGAACATAATAAATAAGATGGCAGAAAAAATGGAAACATTTGAAATGTCAGATGAGCAATTATTGGACTCTATTAAATCGTATAAGCAAAGTAAAAACTTTGGTGATTTAGTTAAAGAAGATGTTAGTGTGGATGTTGATAAAGGTGATGAAGTTTTAATGGGTAAATTCAAAAATAAAAAAGTTACCGTTAAAGATATTGGAACTGATGGACACGGAATGCCGACAATCAATGGTAAACAAGCAACTACATTTAGAACTTTAAGTGAAATTCAAAAAGGATTTTTTAAAGGTAAAATTAAAATAAATGGACAGACTGTTGAAGTAGAAGTTGAGTTAGTAGGGGCAGATAATAAGAATAGAGAATTTGTTACCAAAGTAATTGGAATTGATAAAAAATATCAGAACAAATTACCAATAGGTTCTACATTACCAATACCTGCTAGATTATTTAGACATGGTGGTTGGGTTAAAATAAAAGTTCCATCTGCTTTCAACGAAGTTGGTGCAGGAGATTGGCACTATAAAGCCATTATGAAAATGTGGGATAAAGCAGGTTCATTTGGTAGAAAGAAAATTGGAGCAGCTGTATGTGCAGACCCAAATGCAAATAGAAGAGAAGTAGAAAGAAGTTTAAGAGATACCGATTACGAAGAAGTAACTGATATGTCTGTTAAGTTGGGTTTATTAAAAGAAGAAATTCCAGCTCCAGAGCAAAAAAAAAGTAAAGCTCAAATCATAGGTGAATTTATTATGTTTGCTTATGAGAGATTACGTTTGGAAAATGTACCAACTAATATAAAGTTAGTTAAGGATAACGAATTTGCTACCACATTTAAATCATTTGGTGGATACGACCCTCATTCCAATGATATATACGTTTATGTATCTAATAGAAGTACACCGGATATCCTAAGAACATTAGCACACGAATTGGTTCATCTTAAACAAAGACAAACGGGATACATAGGTGGACCTGAAGATGGTGCAACCGGCTCCGATGTTGAAAACGAAGCAAATGCAGCAGCCGGAATTCTATTAAGAGATTTTGGCAAACGAAACCAACACATTTACGAATCAAAAGAAATGATAATGGAGGGAGGAGCATATGGACATATGAACCATCCATTTGATATTTCAATGAACCTTACATTTGGTGATTTAAAGAAAATTATCAACAACGCTTTGGATGGTAAGTTGGGAGTAGTTAGAGAAAAAACCGATGGACAGGCGTTAGCAATCAGTTGGAAAAATGGTAAGTTAATAGCGGCTCGTAATAAAGGACATTTATCAAATGGTGGAGCAAGTGCATTAGATATGAGTGCATTAGCATCTAAATTTGGTGGTAGAGGTGCGTTGAGTGATGCATATAATTTCGCAATGAGAGATTTATCAGCGGCAATTAGTTCGTTGGGAGAAAAGGAAAGACAGAGTATATTCAAAGATGGTTCGGCGTTTTGTAACTTAGAAGTAATCTATCCACAAAATGCAAATGTAATTCCATACGGACAAAACCTATTAGTATTTCATAATGTAGTTGAGTACGATGAGAAAGGAAATGCTATTGGTGGTGTAAAGGGTGCTGAAAGTAAATTGGCATCTATGATTAAAGATATTAATAAGCACGTACAAAGTACATATACAATCCAAGGACCTCCAATTACAAAATTACCAAAAGATGAGAAGTTAAGTTCTCAAAAAAGTAAATTTAATGGAATGTTATCGAGATTGCAATCTGAATTTAATTTATCGGATAAAGATGGAGTAGCTGATTATCATTACGCTTGGTGGATGAATTTTGTAAATAAATCAAAAAAGAATTTAGCACAATTAGAAAAAGAAGGATTGGCTAGAAGATGGGCATTTGATAATAAATCATTTACAATTAAATCAATCGCAGATGAGGATGCAAGAAAATGGGCAGATGGTGTAGATAAAGATGCAAAAGATAAAATTATGAAAGGAAATCTTCGTAAATTTGAAGATATCTTTTTAGGAGTTGGTGCAGAAGTTTTATCATTTATGAGTTCAGTATTAACGGCTCAGCCTGATGCAGCACTACAATCTATTAGAACATCTTTAGAATCATCTATATCGGATATTAAGAGTGGTGGTAGTGAAGCACAAATAAAAAGATTAGAAAAGGAATTAGCTAGATTAAACGCTATTGGTGGATTTGAAAAGTTAGTTCCAAATGAAGGATTAGTATTTTTCTACAAAGGAAATACCTATAAATTAACGGGCACATTCGCTCCGTTGAATCAAATTTTAGGAATTTTTAAGTTTGGAAGATAAATTATATATATATGTATATATAAATAAGTTATAAACATAAAACAATATGAGCAAAAGAAAAAGTTTCGAAGAAAAAAATAATTATATTCACCCAACTCGTAAAAAAATTATTGATACGGTATTTGGGAGAGAAGATAACACACAACGTGTGCATGGTTATGAATCTGAAGCTGAAACTAAAAGAGAAGTAGGTGAAATTTGGACTGATAAGGAAGGCAAAGAGTGGGAGCAAAAGGAAGGATATAAAATATCAGTTTCTCAAATGGACGAGGTTAGACAATATTTGGATAAATTAAATAATTGTCAATCTGAAAAATGTGATACTATACAATATAGTAATGCAGATAAGAAGATAATTCGTAAGACAGGATTGTGTGTAACTTGTTTAAGAAAGTTAGAGCAAGAATTGAAGCATGATGGAGCATATCCATTTTACGAAGATTATAAAATAACAAATAATCAATTATCATATGTTATTGATTTGAAAGCTCAATTCGAAGAAGGATTGAGAGGTGTATCGCACGCATTGGAATTTGTTAATGAAGATGGTACTATTCAAAAATGGCATTATGATATTGATATTGATAAAGTAAAAGAAGATTTACAAAAAGATATAGATGGTGCTACCGAAGCAATTGAAGCTCTGTTGGAGAGGAAAGCAGCATTAGAAGATAAGTTACGTGAACTTAATCATTCAGAGCTTATAAAAAATTAATTATGAAAAAATTATTGAATTTCAAAAACATCGCTATTGTAGCATTGATTATTTATTGTTTACTACAATGGTTTAATCCAGGTGGTGTAATGCCAGGTGGAAGAACTATCAGAATTGATGGTAAAAAGTATGAAGTTATCAAACACGAAATCGATACGGTTGATGTGATTAAAACAAAAGTGGTAACTAAGAAGGGTGATGATATCTATCACGAAACAATCGTTGAAAAAGAAGTATTAATTCCTGCAGTTGTAGATACCGCAGCATTATTAAAAGATTACTATTCAAAAGTATTATATAAAGATGTATTGGTATTGCCAGATTCATTAGGAACTGTGGCTGTAACCGATACAATTTCACAAAACAAAATCTTAGGTAGAACTTTCAATGCAAATGTTAAGCAAAGAACTATCAAAGAAACTATGATTGTTAAAGAGCCAGCTAGAAACCAAGTTTACTATGGTTTAACAGGTGGATTCAATAAAGCAGATGTTGTTTCTTCAATAGGAGCAGGATTAATGTTGAAAACTAAAAAAGATAAAATATATCAATTTACTTTAGGTGTAAATAATAGAATTGTAGATGGTACTACCGGTGGATTATCACCATATGTTGGATTCGGTACTTATTGGAAGATTAAAGTAAAAAAATAAATGAGTAATCAGGTTCAGCAAAATACTAAGAATTTAAAGCAGATTATTGCTGAAGAGTATAGAAAGTGTGCGTTAGACCCAATATACTTTATGAAGAAGTATTGTGTCATTCAACATCCCACACGTGGTAAAATTCCATTTCATCTATATCCATTTCAGGAAAATTGTTTAGATGAATTCAAAGATAATAGATTTAACATCATTCTTAAATCCCGCCAATTAGGTTTATCAACCCTATCGGCGGGCTTTATACTTTGGAAGATGTTATTCAACCAAGACTTTAATGCGTTGGTTATTGCAACTAAAGTAACTGTTGCAAAAAACTTAGTAGAGAAGGTAAGGGTTATGCACGATTTATTACCTATTTGGTTAAGAGATGGTTCAACGGCAGCAGCTGAAGATAACAAACTATCGCTTAAATTAAAAAATGGTTCTCAAGTAAAAGCAATCGCATCTTCTCCAGATGCAGGACGTTCGGAAGCCCTATCACTATTGGTAGTGGATGAGGCGGCATTCATTAGAGATATCGATGAAATTTGGTTATCGGCACAATCAACTCTATCAACGGGTGGTAGTGCTATTATTCTTTCTACACCAAATGGTGTGGGTAACTTCTTTCATAAAACTTGGGTAGCAGGTGAAGCAGGGCAAAATGGTTTCAATTGTATTAACTTACATTGGACTGTACACCCTGAAAGAAATCAAAGTTGGAGAGATGAACAAACTCGAATTTTGGGAGTTAAAGGAGCAGCACAAGAATGTGATTGTGACTTCATTGGTTCGGGTGATACCGTAATCGACCCGGCACTATTAACGTGGTATAAAGAAACATATGTAATGGAGCCCGTAGAAAAAAGAGGATTCGATGGAAACCTTTGGATATGGGAACATCCTAATTACAACAGGCAATATATGATATCTGCCGACGTGGCGAGAGGAGATGGTTCGGATTATTCCACATGCCAAATTATTGATATCGAAGATTCATCGCAAGTTGGGGAATATAAAGGTAAAATTGATACAAAAGATTTTGGTAACTTTTTAACTGCATTAGCAACCGAATATAATAACGCATTATTAGTAATTGAAAATGCTAACGTTGGTTGGGCATGTATTCAGCAAGTAATCAATAGAGGGTATCCGAATTTATTCTATATGAGTAACGATTTACAGTATGTAGATACTGAAAGACAGATGAGTAACAAATATTATAGAGAAGAAAGAAGTATGGTAGCAGGATTTTCTACTACATCTAAAACTCGTCCTCTTATTATATCCGCATTAGACAATTATATAAAGGATAAAGATATCTTAATTCGTTCTAGTAGATTAATTGATGAGTTATTTACTTTTATATGGCATGGTGGTAGAGCTGAAGCAATGAAAGGATATAATGATGACCTTACGATGTCATTGGCAATAGGGTTATGGGTAAGAAATACAGCGTTAAGATTAAGACAAGAAGGTATTGATTTGACAAAGAGTATGTTGAACTCAACTACTATACAAAATGATACAGGAGTGTACGCTTCAAACTGGCAACAACAACGTAATCCATATGAAATGGACTTGGGTAGAGGGCAAACTGAAAACTTAACTTGGTTACTTCGATAATTTTTATATATTTATATGTTGAAACTATAAAATAGATTAAAATGATAAAATTAGGCGGACTTATAGACTTACATCCATTAAAAGAAATGGATAATCCTTGTTGGAAAGGATATGAAATGGTAGGTACAAAGAATAAGGATGGTAAAGAAGTACCAAACTGCGTACCAATCAAAGAAGCAGATGAAAATGAACCAACTGAATATGATGTAGAGAACGGAGAGGATATGAAAGAATTCGTTCAGTTTATGAGAGAATATACTCAATATTTAGCAGAAGCAAATTGTAATTGTGTATATGAAGCCGAATATCAAGGTAGAAAAGTACAATTAGGTAAACCAATGCAGGGTGATGTAAAGAAATTTAAAGTTTACGTTAAAAATGGTGAGGGAAATGTAGTGAAAGTAAACTTTGGTGACCCTAATATGAGAATTAAAAAATCTAATCCTGATAGAAGAAGAAGTTTCAGAGCTAGACACAATTGTGATACACCCGGTCCGAGATGGAAAGCGAGATATTGGAGTTGTAGAAAATGGTAATTTATTTGTTAATATCAAATAATTTCCATATCTTTAAAACAAACTATAAAATAACAAATGGCAGATAAAACATTTTTCGGTAGGTTACAAAAATTATTTTCAACCAAAACCATCGTTCGTAAAACATCTAAGGGTGTAAAGGTAATAGACACCGATGAGTATCAGAGTTTATCAACAAACTTAGTAGATAGATACACTCGTATGCGTACTCCGCAATATAGTGGTGGATTGATAGAATCAGCGATGGCTTATCAGCAAGTTCGTATAGATTTATTCAGAGATTACGATGGTATGGATAACGACCCAATCATTGCATCAGCATTAGATATATACTCCGATGAAGCAACTGTAAAAAATGAATTAGGTGATGTATTAAAAATTAATTGTGCGAATGAGAATACAAAAGAAATATTGCACAACTTATTCTATGATATTCTTAATGTAGAATTCAATTTATGGCCTTGGACAAGAAACTTAGTTAAATATGGTGATTTCTTTTTACAATTAGAAATTTCACCTGAATTGGGTATTGTAAACGTAATGCCAATGTCTGTTTACGAAACATCGAGAGTAGAAGGATTCGATGACCAAAACCCACAAAGAGTTAAATTTGTATATTCACCATTCCAAAATCCAAACAGCGCCTTATCAATGGCATCTGCAAAAAAAGAATATGAAAACTATGAAGTAGCACACTTCCGTTTATATTCTGATTCAAATTTTTTACCATATGGTAAATCTATGGTAGAAGGTGGTAGAAGAGTTTGGAAACAATTAATGTTAATGGAAGATGCGATGTTAATCCATCGTATTATGAGAGCACCTGAAAAGAGAATCTTTAAAGTAGATGTTGGTAATATTCCACCAACCGAAGTTGATAACTACATGCAGAAAATTATCAACTCATCTAAGAAAGTTCCATTCTTAGACCCACAAACGGGAGAGTATAACTTAAAATATAACGTTCAAAACTTAATCGAAGATTACTATATGCCAGTTCGTGGTAGCGATAATGGTACATCTATCGATACATTGAAAGGATTGGAATATAATATGATTGAAGATATCAATTACTTAAAAGGTAAATTGATGGCAGCATTGAAGATTCCAAAAATCTATTTAGGATACGAAGAAGATGTTAGTGGTAAAGCTACATTGGCAGGACAAGATGTTCGTTTTGCTAAAACAATCGAAAGAATCCAAAAAGTATTAGTATCAGAATTAACTAAGATTGCAATTGTACACTTATATGCACAGGGATTAGATGCAGCTGATGATTTAGATTTCTCATTAGAGCTAACTACACCATCTAAAATATATGAGCAAGAAAAAGTTGAATTATATACATCTAAAATAGCATTAATTACACAAATGCAACAAACCAAAATGTTCTCTAAAAAATGGATGTACGATGCTATTATGAATATGAATCCTGAAGAGCAAGATGAGTTAACAGTCGATGTAATAGAGGATACTAAACAAATGTTCCGTTTAACATCAATTGAAACGCAAGGTGTTGACCCGGCAAAAGAAACAGGAACAGAAGAACCAACTAATGTAGAAGAAGAAATTCAAAAAATAAAAGAAGAATTGGAGGAAGAAGGCAAAGTTGGTAGACCAAAAGACCCGGTTAGATATGGCAAGGATGACCATCATTTAGGAAGAGACCCATTGGGTATTAAGAGTTTAAAGCAAAAAACTCAAAGAGAATCCAAAGAAATATTTAAAGATATGTTGGGTAACAAAAAAACTATTTTGATGGAAGATTTGGATAAAAAGTAATAATCCATAACAAAAGTATATTTATATCAGAGAAATTATATAATTAATGAAAAATATTAAGCATTCTAAATTTAAAAACACGGGGTTCATCTTTGAATTATTGGTTAGACAAATTACATCTGAAATTATGTCTGGCAAACCAAATTCAAAAGCGGAGAAGATATTAAAAGAATATTTTTCTGCTAAAAAAGAACTTTCAAAAGAATTAAAACTATATCAATATTTGATTAACGAAAAATATAATTCGGAATCAAAAGCAGAAAAGTTTGTTGAAACTGTATGCGAAGCACGTAAAAGATTAGATGAGCAAAAACTTACAAAAGAAAAATATAATCTCATTAAAGAAATCAAAGAATCTTATAATATAGATGATTTTACCAAATCTCCTATTTCAAATTATAAGAACTTAGCATCGATTTATAAAATTTTTGAAGCAAGTATTACTAAAGAATCATTTGAACCAAAAGATATCGTTAATTCAAAATTTACAATCGTTGAAAATATGATTAACTCATCGATTGAAAATAAAGATAAAAAAGTAAACGATAGAGTTTTAGAAGAATATAGAAAGCAAGATGAAGAAGTTAGAATGCTATCATATAAAATGTTAGTAGAGAACTTTAACAAAAAATACAATAATCTATCAGCAGGTCAAAAAAACTTATTAAAGGAATATATTAATAACATTAATAATACCGGTAAGTTAAAAGAATATGTTAACGAAGAAGTTAACAAATTATCCGAAGGATTAAAAGAAGTGGGCTCTAAAGTTTCAGATAAAGTAACTAAAATTAAATTAGCAGAAACGATTTCCAATATCAAAAAAATCAAATCGGTTAAAAAATTAAGAGAATCTCATTTATCGGCATTGATGATGAGTTATGAATTATTGAAAGAATTAAAAGATAGTTTAAACAAATAAAATTATGAGTACAAATTATAGAGCATATAAAGTATCACAAGTATCCGGTTCTGTTGCATTTGGAGAATATTCACAACATCCAAAAACTTGGGCTATTATGAAGGGTGAATCAAATTGTAGTGGAAGTATATTATTAGAAGGGGGAGGGAGTATAAATTTAGCTTCATTGGATAATCACCAAATATTTCCTTGCTATCCAAAATATTTGACTATATCAGCAGGTTCAGTATTAATTTTAGAATAAACTAATTAGAAATGCCAGCAGTATCTAAAGCACAACAAAGATTTATGGGTATGGTGCATGCCGCTGATAAGGGAGAAACTCCTGCATCACCGGAAGTTGCGAAGGTAGCAAAATCTATGGATGATAAAGATGCTAAAGATTTTGCATCAACAAAGCATGATGGTTTGCCTGAAAAAATAAAAGAAATAGTATTAGCTGAATTACGTTCAGTTAGAGCTATTCAAACCGACTACGCAAAAGTATTGGATGCTATGGAAAAGCATTTATCGGCATACAAACAATCCAAAGGAACTCCATCCGAAAAACAACACATTCAGCAATTAAAAACATTAACCGCACAAAAGAAAAAATTAGCAGCAGAATTGGATGCTAAAGTTAGTGGTATGTATAAAGATGCTGAATTAAAGGTTGATGAAATGAATACGACCGGAAATGTTGATGGATATGGTACTCCATTTGCATTTGGTAAGGGTGAGGATGAAAAAGCTAAAGGAAAAAGACAAGCCGATTTGACTGGCTATTCGGTAGTTAAAGAAAATCGTTGGTTAGAATTAAAAAGAGATGAATCAACTGCACAATCTAAAATAGGAAAAGGTATTTCTAATATCAATAAACAATTAGCAGAAATGGAAAGATTTCTCAATTGGTATGGAAAAATTAAGAATGAAAGTGGTGTAGATAATAAAAGTTATTGGAAAAGAACAAATAGTCATATTTATAGTATAAAGGAAAGACTATTAAAATTAGACCAAAAAATTAGACAAATTTCAGAATAATGAAAATATCTCAATTAAAAGAGCTTGTTAGACAAGTAGTAAAAGAAGAAAATGATTATCAGCAATTATTCAAACATATGTTGGATAAGACTGGTAAGGATATCAATTCAATGGGCGATGATGAAAAGAAGAAATTCTTCAACGCCGTAGATACTGCTTACAAAGCAAAATCAGAAGGAAAATTGAGAGGATATAATGAGGCTGAATTAACAGCTGGCCAAAAGAAGATTGATACCGATGGTGATGGTGAGATTGAAGGTTCAGACTTAGCAGCATTGAGAGCCAAAAATGAAGGGGCTCAAAAAAAAAAGTAGTTAATGAAAGTGTAGTTGAAGGAATACTTGCAACTATAACATTAGCGATATTGGGTAAAGTAGTTATCTATTTTATTTATGAATTAGCTAAAAAAGTAGGTAACTACATAAATGGTAACAACGAATACAAAAAAGCTGTTACTAAAATATTAGAATCAATATCTAATAATAGACAAGCTACAAACGATATAGCTAAATTATTAGATAGCAACGATGGAATAAATAACGGAGTTGCCGATAGAATTGTGAAATTAGGATATGTACAAACTCAAATTACAAAAACGAGTGATAGTACAAATGGTGAGTTGGATGAAACTGAATTAAAAAATCATTTAAAAACTGCGTTAATAAAAGCGTGGGAAGATAAAGGATTGACTGATAAAGCGGCTGATAAAGTAAAAAAAGATATAAGATAAATGAATAAAGGATTATTAATAGAAACTCATTTGTTCGAAGCTAAGCTCGTAGAGCAAGATAATGGGACATATTTGGTGAAAGGAATTTTACAAAGAGCAGGTGCTCCCAATCAAAATCATAGAAGATATCCTAAAGAAATATTGGAGAGAGAGTGTAAAAAATATGAACAACTTATCAAAGAGCGTAGAGCATTGGGTGAATTAGACCATCCGGACTCTCCTGTTATTAATCTTAAAAACGTTTCTCATAATATCAGAGAAATTGGTTGGGATGGCGATGATGTTGTTGGTGTAGTAGAAATTCTTTCAACTCCATCTGGCAACATTCTTAGAGAATTATTAAAAAACAATATTCGTTTAGGTATTAGTAGTAGAGGATTAGGTTCGGTAAAAGAACTAAGTGATGGTACTTTAATGGTTCAGGAAGACTTCGAATTAGTTGGATGGGATTTTGTATCAAACCCTTCTACACATGGGGCATTTATGGCACCAATGAACGAATCAAAGCAATGGGCAAAGGTTGCAGAAGAATGTGGAAAGTTCTGCAAAGCACAAGATTTAATGAGAGAAATCATAATAGAATTAAACTAATATAAAATGGCAAAGTTAGTAAACTTAATACCAATTACATCGATGGCAAATGAATCGGTAAGTGATGGGGATTTAAAAAAAGTAAAAGATATCTTAGCACAAATAGAAAAGTTAAGAGTAGCATCCAACGCTGGTAAAATTACCGCTCAACAATTCATCGATAAATTTGTACCATTACAAAAGCAATTAAAAAGTATAAAAATGGAATCAATGCATGAATCATTGGATGATATGGATGCAACGTTACCGGCGCAAGTTGAAAGATTCTTAGATAGAGCAGTTGGCGCAATTAAAGGATATAATTTATCAAAGAAAAAAGAACAATTGATAATTGCAAAAATTATTGATGCATTGAATTTGGATAGAGCACAATTAATGCAAGCTATTCAAAAAATTAAGAAAAACGATATTCTAAAGAAATAGTATATGTTAAAGTTAAAAGACCTTCTAAATGAGCAAGAGGAGTTTCAACAACTTCCTACTGAAATCAAAAAACACTTTTTGGAAATAATTTCTACATTTGGTCAATTTGGTGAACAAATGAATAGAAAATCTGATATCAGAACTATTGCTGAAACTTTAGGTGGTATTGCAGATGCGGCACAAGAATATACTTTGAGAGAAGGTGGTGATTGGTTTGATAGAGTTACTATTAAACGTAATATGAAGGAATTGAAAGCATTGCACGAAAAGTTCCAAAAAGAATCATTAGAAGCAAAAGCACAAGAACAAAGATTGGAAGCTCTATATGAAGATATGGGACACGTATTAAATAGATACTTCGAAATAGCAGATGTTTCCGAAGAAGTTATGAGAAATAGATTAGGTCTAAAAGAATGTAAAACTTGCAAATAATGGAAGAATTAGCATCATTATTATTACAAAGTAGAACACAAGCTCATTCATTTCATTTGGGTGTTAGAGGTGTAGGTTCACATTCCGCACATTTAGCATTGGGAGATTACTACGATTCAATCGGTGGATTAATAGATGGGTTGGTAGAAGTATATCAGGGTAAAGAAGGTTTGATTCAATTATCTGGCATAGGAGTATTGGATAAGAACAATGATATCAAAAACATAATTAATTATTTTGAAAAATTATGTGTAATGGTTGCAAAGTTAAGACAAAATCCTAAATTACAAGATAGCTGGATTCAAAACGATATAGATACTGTTGTATCTTTATTATATAAAACTAAATATAAATTAGTAAACCACCAATAATAAGTTATGTTGATTATTGATGTTAAAGATGGAAACATCGAAAAAGCATTAAAAGCTTACAAGAGTAAAGTAAAAAGTGTAAAGCAAATTGAGCAACTTAGAGATAGAAAAGAGTTTGAAAAACCATCTGTAACTAAGAGAATTAATACTCAAAAAGCTATAAGAAAAGAGAAATTACAAAATATTTTTGATAAAAACAAATAATTTCTTTAGTTTTCTAAAAAATTTATATATTTATTTTCGAATATCCTATCCTATATAGGATTTTTTTGATTAAGACAATCGTTGGT